AACAGTTGAGACCCGATAGCCCCTGCATTGCTGTGTGTACAACTTTATACGACGAGGTGTGTAAGGGCTGTGGTCGCACGTTTATGGAAGTGGCTAACTGGCCCTTTATGGATGAACAAGAGCGCGAGGTTGTGTGGCAGAGGATTGAGACAGAAGCCACAGCTTGGCGATATACAAAATACAAGGAGAGAACATGAAAACAGTACTGAAACCTAAGACTATGTGGGGTAGCTGGAAAGAAGAGCTAGTCGTTGCGGCGAAGCGCACTTTCAAACCAATGGAGGGCAGCTACCACCCCCACGAATTGAGCGCTCCCGCTACACGACCCGGCGCCGATGACCACATGCAGTACCCGAGCCGTAACGGTAACACGTTGACGTATCGAGACGGTCGAACAGAAAGGGTGAACAAGTGAAATGCCCTGTGTGTGAAACTTGGACAATAGTGAAAGAAACTCGCGCGCGAGTTGATGGGTCCAAGCGGCGGTCTTATGAGTGCGCGAATGAACATCGGTTTCGGACGTCTGAGACGGTCACTGCGGTTAAAGACGACACGCGCTACGTTAAATTTGTTAGGGTAAACCATGAGAAAACGCAGTAAGTACCGCCCCAAAGGCGTTAGGTTAAACACTCTAAGTTATGTAGTGGAGAGCATGACCCCTGTGGGGCAGTGCGGCGGGGCGTTAGTGGACATGCAAGTGAAGAACCACTCTGCACTGACTGAGTTGACCCAAGGGCGAGCGACCAAGGATGACATCTCAGTGCTTATAGCTGCCGTAAACATGACGGAAGCCCTGTGCCGCCGTGGGTTTGGGCAGGAGTACAACGACATCATTCGAGACGGCTTGACCGCCTTACGTGCTGTTGGTGGCAGGGGGCTTGCCTCGGGCCGGTACATACTGAAAGCTGCTGAGATGCAGGCGATGAATGAGGTAATGCAGTTGCATGACGCTCAACTTGAAGTGATAACTATAAAAGATATGGAGTTGGCAATAGCCGACGTGTATGAAGAAGTGCGTAACAAACGGGCTACACCCATAAAGGAGATCACATGACGACAGTTAAACAGGAGATGGATAAGACGGACAAGATGGTTCGGCGGGTACGGGCGGGGGCGACGCCACCGCAAGACGATACCCCCAAAAAAGAACCTATCGACTGGCGCGAAGAATTTAAAGACGAGTGGGATTATCACGGTATCATTTACACAATCGGCAAGACGCTGGCTTGGGTGCTGGTTTTGTCGGTTATGTTTGGTGTTATTTACGGCAGTCTTATTACGGAGCAGATATGAGAACATACGAACGAACCCCAGAAGAGCTTGCTTCTGCAGCACGTAAGGTAGAACTTGTGCTGAACATAGCTGGTAACGGTAACGAACAGATCAATGTTCTTGCAATCGCGCTATCTAACGCAGTCGTAGAACAAAGCCTAGACATGACTAGTGTAATAAACGGGCTTACTACGATATATCTTGATATGGACGAACGTTTCAGATCAACGGAGGACGATGATGATGATTACTGAAGCAGAACGGGAGTTAGACTTGCAACTAGGAGACATGATTCGTGAAAACAACGTACTCAAACAACGGCTCGAAGCAGCAGTCACAGAAGCACTGCGACTCCGACATAAACTCGAGCACATTTACGCCCTCAGCCAACTGGCCCTTTCCGAAGACGTTACCGAACGAGAAAGAAATCCAGCGCCGATTACGCACGCAGACAAAGCGGCGTATTGAAGATACAGAAGAAGCACCATTTTAAGGAGAGTGACATGGACGGATTTAATGGCACGAGCGCCGACGACTTACAGTACGGCGGTACGCACTACAAAGACATGACCATACAGCCATGGACTGTTATGGAAGCGGTGCTGACACCACAAGAGTTCATTGGCTTTTTGAAGGGAAACATCATAAAATACAGTCTGCGCCAAGGGAAGAAAGACAGTCCTGACGCTGACAAAGCCAAACACTACATGCAGAAGCTCGAAGAGTTTGAAAACAACTTGATGTGGAACACTAAGAAGTAAACTTTTTAATACGGGCGTACTAGCCTTGTAGATGTGACTGTACGCTTACGCGACAAGTTTTTAAGTGGACTTGTCGACACCTTAAACAGGTGCGGCGGGCGCCTGACGAATCTACTACCCACCACTTATTTACTTGATGAAAGAACACAATGGATATTTTGACTCTAGACTTTGAGACGTATTACGACAAAGACTTTTCTTTGTCAAAGATGCAAACAGATGCTTATGTTAACGACCCGCGCTTCGAGATTGTGGGCGTTAGTATTCTGAAAAACGACGAGCCAGAAGCAACGTGGTTTAGCGGTACGCATGAAGATACACTCGCGTGGATGCACGCGAACTACGACTGGGAAAACTCAGCTGTACGCTGCCACAACACGCTGTTTGATGGGTACATCATGACGCAACGCTGTGGTATCAAGCCGAAGTTGTGGATGGATACGCTCGGGCAAGGTCGCATGTTGTTGCCTTATCTGACATCGCACTCACTCGCTAACCTAGCTAAGCAGTTCAACCTACCCGCGAAGGGTACAGCAGTTACCCGTGCTATGGGTAAGCGCCGCTTGGACTTTAATCCCATGGAATTAGCGGAGTATGAAGAGTACTGTAAGCATGACACGTGGCTGTGTCGTGAGCTTGGCAAGCGGTTCGATCCGTTCACCCCGGCGCTAGAGTTAAAGCTGATCGACATGACTATACGTATGTTCACTGAGCCTACGCTGGTAGGTGATGAGATCAAGATGGAGCAGCTCTACAAAGACGAGGTTGTTCGTAAGGACGCCCTGCTGGCTTTAGCAGAAACAAACCGTGAGATTATTATGTCGAACGACAAGTTCGCCGAGCGACTACTTGAGCTAGGGGTTTCTCCGCCACGCAAGCAAAGTAAGGCGAACCCAGAAAAGCTGACCTACGCGTTTGCCAAGTCAGATAAAGCGTTCACTGATTTACTAGACCACGAAGACAGCGATGTTCAAGCACTCGTCGCCGCGCGGCTTGGCGTAAAGACTACCATTGCTGAGACTCGTGCGCTTAAGTTTCTGGAGACCGCGAAACGAGGACCGCTTCCTGTGTACCTCAACTTCTGGGGTGCTAAGACTACAGGGCGATACTCCGGCGGCAACTCGATCAACTGGCAGAACATCCCTGCGCGTGGTCCATCGGCTGGTCTACGTGACGCGCTTCAAGCCCCTGCTGGGCACACGGTGTTGGTAGGTGACTCATCGAATATCGAGCTTCGCACTGTGATGGCGTTAGCTGGTCAGGACGACGTGCTAGAGAAACTGCGTAATGGTGTCGACTTGTACTGTGACTTCGCTAGCCAGTTGTTCGGACGCGAGATTACCAAGAAAGACAAGGGCGAGCGGTTCCTCGGCAAGACCGCCATGCTGGGTCTACAGTATGGTGCTGGGGCGATGCGGTTCATGGACATGGTACGGCTAGCCAAACGCCAAGACCCGACTGTCGAACTTATAGATGAAGACCGCGCTCATACTATTGTGGACTTGTACAGGCTTGTGCACCACAAAGTGGTGGATTTATGGCGTCGGTGCCATGACGTGATCCTGCCTGACATTGCTAACGATTGTTCGCTCATTAACGTGGATGTAAATGGGTGGTTTATCACCCAGAACGATGGCTTTGGCAGACCGGGCGAGCCCGGAGTCATGTACCACGACTTACAGACAGACGGCAAAGAGTGGACGTATTTGATGGGGAAACAACGGGTTCGTATCTTTGGGCCAAAAATTGTAGAAAATTTATCCCAACATGCTGCAATGCGGATCGTTATGTGGCAAACTGCTCGTATCAATCAGCGCTACCCAGTTAAGCTATCCGTCCATGACGAGGCTGTCTGTGTGGTGCGTAACGACGAACTTACTGAAGCCCGTGCTTACATGGAAGAGTGTTTATCTATGACGCCACCTTGGTGCCGTAGCATACCCGTTGCGTGTGAGACAGGCGTTGGTCCTTCATATGGAGATGCTAAGTGACCCAACCTATGCCGCTGTCTTTCAGCAGACTATCTACATTCGAGCAATGCCAAGCGCAGTTTGATTACTTGTACGTATCCAAGCGGGTACAGAACTCTAGTAACGATGCGTCTGAGTATGGCAATCGAGTACACGAGCTACTGGAAGCTAAAGGTAAAGGTGAGCTAGACGAAGCGACGCTATCCATAGAGGGGCAACAAACGCTAAGCAAGTGGGGGCACATAGTCGACAAGATTCTTGCGCGTGACGGCACGAAGTACTTCGAGTACCAGATGGCTGTTAGCCGCGCGCTAGAACCTGTTGATTGGTTTGCAAAAGATGTATGGCTTCGATCCATTGCTGACGTGCTTGTAGTTGATGGCGACACAGCGTATTGCTTAGACTACAAAACAGGCAAGGTGAAAGACAATCCGACCCAGTTGCAGTTGTTCGCAGCTATGGTTATGTGGCATTTCCCAGAAGTAAACACGGTGAAGACTTCATTCATCTGGCTTAAGTTTGACGAAGTTACAAACTCAAAATACGAACGACGGTTTCTTAGCTCGCTTTGGCGCGCACTGGAACCACGGTTCGACAAGGTACAGGAAGTTATAGACATGGGTGTATTCAAAGCCACGCCGTCTGGGCTATGCCCATGGTGTCCGGCTAAACATATATGCCCTGACGCACGACTAAAAGGTAGAAGATGAAAAACGAAGGCGATGTCAAAAAGATTGTTAAAGAAACCCTCAAGAGTTCTCCAGTTTGCTGGTGGTTTATGCCTCCTGCCAACGGCTATGGGCGCTCTGGTATCCCTGATTTTATTGGCTGTGTTAACGGCTATATGTTCGCTATTGAGACTAAGTTTGGTCGGGGCACTACGACTGCTAACCAAGATCGAGAAATCGCCGCGTTAAGTCAGGCAGGGGCGCAAGTTTGGATTGTCCGTGAGACAAGCGTTGACGTATGGGAAACAGAATTTAAGGCGTGGATAGCACTATGCTCGTAATACCAGAGAAACGTAAGATCATTATTAACAGCACGGAGAACGATGCTGTAGCTAGTGTGATGCCGCACGCGAAGAAGTTTACTCACAACGGCGATAGCATGGTCGCTCTGCCTTATGGGGTCGACGAAGCAAGAGTACTAAAGAACTTAGGTTTCAATGTACCAGCTCCAATTACGCAGTACTACAACTGGCCCGCTCGGTTTACGCCGATGGAACATCAGAAAGAAACCGCTGCATTTTTGACGACTCATAAACGTGCGCTATGTCTGAACGCTCCGGGCACAGGTAAATCCATTAGCTCGATTTGGGCGGCTGACTTTTTGCTGGAAGAAGGCGTGGCCAAGAAAGTTCTCATCATCGCGCCCCTATCTACGGTGAAGGTCGTTTGGGGGCGTGAGCTTAAGCATCACTTGCCGCACAGGTCGTTTGTTATCTGCACAGGGACTAGGGAAAAGCGCTTGCGCTTGTTGGAGACACCGGGCGTACAGTACGTCATCATCAACCACGATGGCTTCACTAACATGCAGGCGGATTTAACTGGCTTTGATGTGGTCATATACGACGAAGCTACAGCGCTTAAGACACCGGGTAGTCAACGGTATAAGATATTTTCTCGCTGGATGCAGGCGCATCAGCCGTGGTTGTGGATGCTGACGGGTACACCTATATCCCAAACACCAGCCGATGCGTGGACACTGGCAAGACTTGTTGACTCACCGATGTGCCCTAAGAGCTTTACTACGTTCAAAGACTTGGTGATGCAGAAAGTGACGACGTTTAAGTGGATACCAAGACCTGATGCGCTAGAGACTTGTAAGCGAGTACTTCAGCCATCTATTCGGTTTTCTTTGGATGAGTGCAAAGACCTGCCAGATACTAACTTCGTTGGGCGCAAGACATCGCTTACTAAACAGCAGGAGAAGGCGTTCAAAGAGATGCAAGACAAGGCGGTTACAGTTTTTGCAGGAGGAGAAGTGACAGCAGCTAACACGGCTGTTATGCTCGGCAAACTCTTACAGATTTGTTGCGGAGTTGTCTATGGGGAAGATACTACTATTGCAATAGATGCCAGTGAGCGGTATAATACACTTACTGAGTTACTTACTGAGATCGGCGACAAAGCGATCATATTTGTACCGCTGAAAGGCGTGCAGCACTGGCTGGTAACTAAGCTTATTGCTGACGGCTTTGATGTAGCAATGGTAAACGGTGACACAAGTAAGAAAGACAGAGATCAGATATTTAATGACTTTCAGTACACAGACAAGCCGAAGATTCTGCTAGCGCACCCCAAGGTTGCGGCGCATGGTTTGACGCTTACGAGAGCTAAAGATATTATTTGGTTTGCTCCAATTTATTCACTTGAGATGTATGAGCAGGCTAACGCTAGGATTCGCCGGTTGACAACAACGGGCAAAACGTCTGTGTGGCACATCTGGGCCACCAGCTTCGAGGCAGAGTTATACCGCCGACTCCGCGCGAAGCAAAGTACACTGGCGGAGTTTTTGAGTTTGGTGCGTGGCATCAACAGTGACGAGCAATAAACGAGGTGACTTAATGAATTACAACGAAGCAACAGAAAAGTACCTGCGGGTACGAAAAGAAATAGACGATCTTGAGAAAGCACACAAAGCAGAAAAAGCCAAGATGATGGAAAAGCTGCTGATGCTGGAAAGTTGGATCACTGCTAAGGCACAAGAGGATGGGCTTCAGACAATCAAGACGCCATTTGGTACTGGCTACTGGTCAACCCACCACACTGCCACCGTTGCCTCAAGAGAAGAGTTTTTTAGTTTCTGTAAAGAAAATGATGCGTGGGATATGGTCGAGTCACGCGCGTCAAAGCTAGGAGTCAAGAGTTACATCGAAGCTACTGGCGCACCTCCACCGGGGGTAAATTTCTCATCGACTCGTGTATTTAATCTTCGTAAAACTCAAAACAAGGAGTAACCTAATGAGTAACGTAGCAACAGTCCCAGCGCACATTGCAGCGCGTATCGCAGCCCGTCAACAGGCAGGCACTAAGTCCGCTATCACAGCCGCTATTGTGGGTGAGGGCGGGGTAAGTATTCCACGTATCAGCATTCGTGCTGGTCGTTATCGCTTGAATGAAGACGGTGTCGAGACAACCGTAGGTGTGACGCTAGACACAATCATCGTGGGCGCGAACAATCGCGTATCCAAAGTTTTCTATGCTAAAGCATTTGACGCATCAGCCGAAAACGTGCGCCCTGATTGCTGGAGTAATGACGGCCTGAAACCAGACAGCTCCGTAGCCTCCCCCGTGCATTCCTCTTGCGCAGATTGCCCGAACAACGTTCTGGGCTCTAAAATCCTGCCATCTGGCTTCAAGTCTAAGGTGTGCGCTGACCAACGCCACTTGGCTGTGGTAGCGGCAGCGGACCCCAGTAAGGTGTACAGCCTGACCGTGCCGCCGTCTGGTATGACAGGGCTGCGTGAGTACTTTAAAGACCTAAGCAACTACGGCATTGCACCAGAAGAAGTAGTAACTGAGTTGGGCTTTGACGATCAAGCAAGCTACCCCAAAATTACTTTTAAGCAAAAAGGTTACGTGCCAGAGAAAGCTATCTCCCGCGTAGACAATTTGTTACTGAGCGATAGTGTCAAAATCGCAACACGGCAAATGGCCCCTACTAAAGCGGGACCGGCGTTATCAGCTCCTAGCACCGCTAGTGCCATGTTGTCTCATGTTGACTCATCTGGACCCACAGCTGACGAAGCATATGGGGAAGAAGAACCTATCCAAGCAAAATCTGTGCAAGCTAAACCTATGGTTTCCCCTGTGAAGGCATCGGATGAATTAGCTGCTAAGATCGACAGCCTCTTCGACGAGTAATAGAATAGGCGTTAGCATACGCCCCGGCTGGTCCGGGGTTTTTCATCTAGGGGCATGTTTTGGATACAAAGAACTTTCTTACTCGCATATTCGCCCAGACAGACGAGCTAGTTATCTGCACACATAGACCTGATTCAACAGGTAGAGACCAACGCGGTATCTTCTGGAACCGAGGGTCGTTCGCAGATATTGACGATGCTGTAGCCGCGATACAGACTTGGGACGCGGAACCCAACACCACGGTGTATTACACGGTCGGCGCCTTTGCCAACCACGCGTACATGGATGGTGACAAAACAAAGTGGACACGAACACAAGCAAACGCGACGTGGTTTAAAGCCCTCGCACTGGATTTAGACATCGGTGCCGACAAGCCATATGCAACACAGTCGGACGGCTGGAAGGTGCTTAGTAAAGCGTTGGGTGACATTGGCATGCCGGGGCCGATGGTCGTGTCTTCTGGCAACGGGATTCACTGCTATTGGCCGCTTACAGCCGCCATCACTAAAGAGGAGTGGATTGAGACTTCCATGGCGCTACGACTGGCGCTTGAAGAGCACGGTGTCGAGATAGATACCAGTAAAATTCACGATCCTTCTATGGTGCTTCGCCCAGTGGGTTCTCACCACAAAAAGCAAATACCATACAAGGTTGTCGAGTGCAAGCGGGATTGTCCTGATTACGAAGTTGACTCACTTAGGCAAGTACTAAGCAACTGGGTAGGCAAAGCCATAGCGAAAGCGAAAGCATCGAGGCCAGCAGGGGGCGTAAGAAGTCTTCCATCATAGACGCGGTGCTTAACTCAAACAACGTACGCATCGAGGAAGTTGGCAAGCGCTGTAATCAAATTGGTAAGCTGATTGAATCAGGTGGCGTGCTGGACGCCGCTGGTCGCAAAGTGGAAGAGCCTCTATGGCGCTTGTCTATGGGAGTGGCTAAGCATGCTACGGACGTTCAAGCAGCGGTCATTATGCTCGCTGGTAAACACGAAGAGTTCGATCTCGACGCTAGCTTAAGTAAAATTGACGGCTGGCATGGTACTGGTCCTACGACCTGCTTAAAATTTGAGCAGTTATGTCCGAGCGGTTGTGATAGTTGTCCGTACCGTGGCAAGCTGACGAGCCCAGCGCAGCTATCTGTTGTGACCGAGACAGAGATTGTTGACGAAGAAGGCGTCGCCAAAGAGTACACCCTGCCTAGAAATTACGTGTTGCAGAACGGGCAGATATACATCGAGAAGAAAACCGAAGTGACGACCACCGACGTTAACGGTAACGATGTAGCGCAGGAGCTGATCGAGCATGAGTTGGTCAGCCCATACGAGATGCACATCACTGGCGTCTACCATGACCCAGTTAGTAGTAAGTCAGCGTTTAAATTGATTATTAAATACCCCATGTCTGGGTGGGTTGAGCAAGAACACGAGATGCCAGTGCTGGCAAGCATTGGTAAGGACTTCTCTACGTTCTTATTGAACCGGCAGGTATACATAAAAAACGTGGGGGCACAGGAGAAACTGAGGAGTTACCTAATGGACTACTTAACAATGGTGCAACAGCAGACACCAACAGGATTGGATTTCACTAGCTTTGGCTGGCAAAAAGACGGCTCGTTCTTGTGCGGCGAAATTTTATTGGGCTCTGACACAACCGATATGCGCTTGCGTGGTAACGCGGCGATCTATGGCCCCCTGCTCGAACGCAAGGGTTCTCGGGATGAGTGGGTACGCGCTATGGCACTACTCAACAACCCCGGCTCAGAAAACATCCGTGCCTGTACGCTTATCGCTGCCGGTGGGCTGATTGGTTTCGTGGGCGGTAACTCTACGGGTGTAGTGTCTATCTATTCGACCGAATCATCCACAGGCAAGTCCTTGTCGCTTATCGCTGCAAACAGCTTAGTTGGTAGGCCGAAGGCATTGTTCTTGGCGAAGAACGACACACAGAACGCCCTATATAACCTGCGTGGAATGTACAACCACCTACCTGCATGTATTGATGAGGTGACAACTGGCAAGGACGATGATCTTGTGGATATGACCTATATCCTAAGTCAGGGTCGTGAGAAGATTTCCATGACCAAAGACCGCACCCTGCGTGAACCAGTGACATGGAATAGCGTTACGTTCATGACCACTAACATCTCGATTCATCAGAAGTACGAGTTCGCGCAAGCTGGTTCTGACCCGCTAAAGGCACGGTGCTTGGAACTTCCTCAGCACGACCGGGTGTTCGTCTCGGTGATGGGGGACAACGACTATGTAGCGCGAGAGTTCTTTGATCTGGTGATGAACAACCATGGCTGGGCAATGCCAGAGCTAGCGCAGATTATTATCGACAAGGGTGGGCCACAAGATGTGTGGAAGTGGGCGGAATCATCTTTCAATAAAACGTTCGGCTTTGAGTTTGAGCCGCAAGAACGGTTCCACAGGAGCAACATTATTTCTGCATGGGGGATGGGGCGTATTGGGGAGGCATTGGGGTTATTCCCGTTCGACATTAAAGGCACGATTGATTTCTTGCTGAGCCATATTACCCGTGCACGGAAAGACGCCAAAGAAAATAAGATCGACGTGTTCGACATCATCGGTCAGTTCTTATCTGAGCACAACGACCAGCTTGTACAGTGTCGGGAGAAGTACGGATCGGGCGTAGAACAGGTGACTATGCCAGCACCGGAAAAGGCTGTAGCCCGCATCAAAATATCGTACGACGACAATACAGATGTGATGCCCGGTAGCATGGCTGCAATCAACAGAGAAAAGCTTCGTATGTGGCTAAAAGCCCGTAATGACGGAATGGATCGTATTGAGCGTGAATTAGAAGACGCCAACGCGCTAATCCGTAAGAGCGAACGCATTACAATGTTCAAGGGCTGTCCTAAGACGGCTCCGGGGCAGGCAAAGGCAATCATCGTAAGCCTGAATCACCCCCGTTTCGCAGAGACTGTAACTAGCAAAAAGGCGCAAAGTAAAACCACTTTAGCCGTACTACAAGGATCAACAGCAGCATGAGTATTGAAGCAATCGAGTTATGGCATAAGAGAGCGCGGCCAGAACCATCTTTTGAGGATTTCAACGTGCAGCTGGGCTGCCACTTCGAGGAGATCACAGAAATGCTAATCGCTCTAACAGGCGAAGACGGCATCACCAACAACAAGCTGAGCGAAATGCGTATGTTTATGATGAGCCTAGCAGAGGGGTTTAAGTCCGGCAGGTTTAAGGCCTACGCATCCAACCGTCGGGAGTTTTTAGACGCCCTAGCAGACCAAGTCGTTACAGCTGTCGGTGTTGGTTATTGCGACAAGATGCAGATAACAGAAGCTGTGAAACAGGTTAACGAAAGCAACTGGAGTAAGTTCGACTATAAGGGCTATCCGATTTTCAACGAAAATGGCAAAATAGCGAAAGGGCCGACGTACAAGCAGCCCGAACTAGACGGCCTTTACTGAGGAACTACTATGCCACGTGACTATAAAAAAGAGTACGCCAATTATCAGGGTAAACCCGAACAGATCGCCAATCGGGCAAAGCGCAACGCGGCGCGTGCTGAAATGGAAAAGAAGGGCGTAGTGAGCAAAGGGGATGGTAAGGACGTAGACCACAAGACCCCTATCGCTAAGGGTGGTGGTAACGGCAACGGCAACTTGCGTGCCGTGCCTAAATCGAAGAACCGCTCTTTCGCCCGTACGAAATCTGCGGGAATGAAGTAATTACTTTTTTGGCTTAGCCTTCGACTTGTCGTGGGCTACCATCTTCTTAGCAGCTTTTACAGGCACGCCAATCTTCTTAGCGAAAGCTGGGTCGTGCGCAGCAGCCCGCATAGTGCGGGCTTGTTTCTCTGATTTGAACGGCATAGCTTACTTCTTAGAAGTAGACTTCTTGCCTTCGTACTTCTTTTCCATGGCGGCGTAGGCTTTCTTGCCGCCTGCCATCTTCATCTCTTTGGCTTCCATGGCTTTGGACTCGCCTTTGCCGAACGGGTTCTCACGCTTGGCTTTGTTGGTTGCGGTACGGGCACCGCGCTTTGGCATATCGCGCATATTAAGTCCTTTGTTGAGGTTGCATTAACCGGTCTAGTTTTTCATCTAGTCGGTCTAGTCTATCTAGAACGCGGTTAATATCCGCGTGTACTTCCACTTTCGTGACGTACTCTTTTGCCATCTCCTCGCGCGTGCGGTTGAGAAGAATAGTAACTCGCTTTAGCTCGCCAGTCTTTTCATGCAATACCCACCCAACCACGCCGATAAGCAGAGAAAGGATTAGGTTCCAAAACATAATGTCCATGACTCAAGCTTTCCTATAAGATTTCGTTTTGGCAGCGATAGCCTTGGGCTGCTTAACAAACTGCTTACCTGCCTTGTTACCGGCGGCCTTGGCGGCGTTTGTAGCTTTCTTTTCGGCGGGGCTTAGGGCATCCCACGCCCTAGCTGGAAGGTAGCGCTTTTTGCCCTCGGAAGGTTTGCCATCAGAAGTCTTCCAGTCTTGGGCTGTCCACTGCTTAAGGGATTTCTGCGAGGGTTTCACGACTTGTAGCCCCCGCCATTAGCTTTGTACTCTTTGGCAAGCATCTGGGCTTTGCGAGCTGACCACTCGCCGGGGTCACCGCCCTTGCCGCCTGCCTTGATTTTCTCAAACAGAGCTTTACGCATGCTTGGCTTAGTGTAGTTACCAGCGGCGTTTACCGTAGATTTTTTAGAAGCAGCTTTCATCACCACTTCACCTTATCCGCCCAGTAGGCTGCTGACATTTTGCCTTTAGAGATGTTCGCGCTGTGGCGTGCTTTGAAGCTCTTGCGCTTCGCCTTCATTGCTTCGGACTCTCCGCTCTTGGGAGCGCCTGCTGTGCTAGCACCTTGTTCGCCAAAGCGAATGGTCTTTACTTGGTCACCGGATTTAGCCACGACGACGTGTGACTTCTTAGGATGACTTGGCGTAGCTTTAGGCTTGTTGAAGCCGGATACGCCTGCTCTGGCGAGGCGCGGGTCTTTGGTGGGCATAATTCCTCCTGAGCAAAGGTAGTACTATTTTAGCGGCTTTACTAATGCACCGGCAACACATTTATTAGATAATAATGCCATGAAATACGCTATACGCATGGTAGATAGCTCAGACCCACAAATAAACTTTGTTTTAGCTGGGCTGCAGTATGCCTGCCTGCCGGGGGATAGGGCGTTTCCTATGGACAAGGGCTGGTGGCACATAGCCTATACAGAGAGCGGTGTACCGGTTGCCTTCTCTGGCATGGTGCCGTCTAGGCGGTGGACAGACTGTGTGTATTTGTGTAGAGCGGGTGTCCTACTAGAACACCAAGGTAATGGCTTGCAAAAAAGACTCATTCGCGCTAGAGTCGCCAAAGCACGCGCGCTAGGCTATAAGTGGGCGGTCACTGACACGTATGATAACCCCGCTTCAGCAAACAGCCTCATAGCGAATAACTTTAAACTGTTTAAACCAAGCGACCCATGGGCAGGTAGTGGGTCATTGTTCTGGCTAAGAAAACTTTAGAATGCCTTTTAAAGACCCCAAAGAACGCAAAGCTAAACAAAAAGAGTACTCCGCTAAGTACTATGCCCAAAACAGAGAGAAGACAATAAACCGTGTCAAAGCGGTAAACCGCCGTAACAAAGAAAAATGGAATAAGTTCAAGTCCACTTTATCATGCATCGTATGCGGGTTCAGCCACCCCGCCGTAATAGATTTCCACCACATAGACCCCGAGACAAAAACCGACAACGTCCACCGATTAGTCCAGCGTGGCAGGTATGCTGCGGCTTATGAAGAGCTTAAAAAGTGTGCGACGTTGTGCGCCAACTGCCACCGCATCCACCACTACAACGAGTGGGCAGAGACGCGCATCAAACGCCGAAGGGCAAAAAAGAAAAAGGGCCCCGGTGGGGGCCCATGAGTTACTCTTCTTGACCTACTGCTTTACGCATTTCTTCGTACATCTGGGCGTAGAGCTCTTGCAGGCGGGAGTCCAGCTCTTCGTAGTCGTCATAACCCCTTCTTGCAAATTCACGTTTATAGCGGTTAATCTCAGCCTTGAACTCACGCTTGATCTTCTTGGCAGCTTCAGTGTTATAAAACCGTGATTCGTCCTTATTGAACTCATACACAGACAGACCGAAGAACCTAGCCATAAATAAGGCATCTTTAGCTTTGCCGGTTGGCCCAGTAGCGCCGTTCAGGTAGTCAGCACCCTTGCCCCACAACTCTAGTTGCATACCGGTAGGCTTATTGATACCGCCAATACGCGTGAGAGAAGGCGTGAGTTCGTTCCATACTGCCGCGCTACCCTTTACAACCTTATCCCAGTCGCTATCGGCAACGTTGTATAAGTCCTTGCCAGTAAATGGGTCCTTGCCTTGCAGCATAATAGTCGCCAGCGAGATATAGGGTCCGTTAGGGTTAATAGCTCCGGGTATCCAGTCTTGGTCGAACAGGCGCGACTTGCTTGGCGACGGGTCCAGCAACGACATAATCGGCACTGACTTGCCCAAGTTGAAGTACACGGGATTGTCGTCGTCCCCCATAAACGGTACACGCATATACTTGTAGGGGCCTAAGCCATAAAGCGAACGTTCCCGTACTTGCTCAGGACCCATCTTGCGCATCTCGTCATCGTCGTCGCCCATCATAGCGCCCATCAGAGAAATAGCGCCCATCATGTTCACCATCGCCCAAGGGCGGGTAATAGCCAAGCGCCCCAGCACGGGGGTAATCGCGTACGCCCACGAGATAAATGGCAGGAATGACTGCCGAGCTGCACGTACCATTCGAGCGTCGATGTCGTAGTCTAAGAACATCTTACGAGCCGCCAAACCAGCTTCTTGAAGCTCTGCATCACCGAGCTTACCGTTCTTTTCTTGTAGGTTCCCGGCTACGTTCATAAACGCAGCTAAGCGGAAAACGTTATCACCAGCAGCGTATAGCTCCGTCATAAAAGAGTCTGTCGCCTTGCCAGCACGAAGTGCCTTAATTGCGAAGTCAGACATAGCCTTCTCGTGCTTGCCCAACGCAGTCAACCTAGTAAGCATAGACGGGTTGTTATCAGGCCCAATCTGTTTCGCTAAAGAGTCGGCGATAAAACGCTTTGCTTCTGAGTTTGTGAACTGCCCAAGAACTGCACCGGAGCTATAGAACGCCTTCATAATAGCGCGCTGCTCTTTGGTGAGCGACTCTGGAGACACCTCAAACTTACTAAACATCACAGCGGCGTCTGCTACTGTTTTATGCGAAATCCCATGCAGCAACATCATGGAGTAGTTAGTCAGGATGTTATTCGCGTGCGTTGCTGGCGTAAAGATAGTCTTTGACTTCTTAAACGTTGTCATCAAAGTGGCAAGCGCATTGCTATTGAACAGGGGAGAACGGTCGTTCATGTCCAGCAAATTGCTCCACACGGGACCAGAGATTAACTTGCCGTTAAGAACGCCATATCCTTCCTCGGGCAGGCGGACCCAGACCCCGTCACGCATTGCTTTGTTGCGAATAGACGTTATCTTAGCCTCGGGCTTAGAGGCATCAAGTACTTTAGCTTCGGTTAACCCACGCCCTTCAAATACTGAGTTAACTTCATCGATGCTGTTAAACACTACTGAGCTTGCAGTCTTAGCGCCGTTCTCGTCACCGAAAGTATCTAGGCTTTCTACATAGTTCTTAGCAGCGTAGTTTTTAGACAGGCCAGCAACGGTGTTCATCAGCGCTGATGTCATCTGTGTCAACACTTCTTCACGAACCGCCAGAGGTACCGTCTTGTCCTGTAAAGATTTAGCCATCTTACGAACGTCTACGGGGTTAGCAGCGCGACTGATAAAGTTAAAGCTGTTTCCCGTTGCGCGCGTTGCTTTATCCAAGAACCACACCCTGCTTTGGTCGACGTCAAGGCCGGGGTACTGCGCCAGTTTAGACTTGCTGATAAACCCATAAGGCACCTTTTGTAGGGTACCGTCAGTCAGTTCGATGTTTTCCATCACCTGATACATAGGCTCGTTGGAATCCAGCACGCCATTGGTTAAGTTGAGGTAGTCTTTAAATGCATCGAGGGAAGTCTCTGTGCGGCGCTCAGTCTTAAACAGTTTGCCCACCTTGTCGATACCGAACGCCTTTTTAGCGACTTCGTTAATCTGTGACGGCGTCAACAGAATTTCAGACAGTTTACGATTTTCAAACAGCTTACGGTCAGACGCAGGAAGCGAAGCAACGTACTTCTTTATGTGCACGTTTAGGTTGTCAGCAACTAGCCGTAGAGATACATCGTCACCTTTATTAGTCAGTGCGTTCTTATCCCCGTCGAGATACGCCCAGATACGCTCAGCTTGCGCTGGGTTCTTGTACATGTAGTGCGCCAAACGCTCCGCTTCCAGCAAGCTGGTCTGGGATTGCTGCTTAAAGTAATCCGCAATCTTCTTCAGGCCTTCGCTAAAACCGAACTTAGAGTTTATGCCGCGCAAATACACTTCAAGGCCCGGTAAATGCTTGCGTATAAATTTGACGCTGTTGTCCGCTGCGCGTTTAACCTGCGCTTCCCGCGTACCCCCTGCTCCAAAACCTGCGTACTCGAACATAGTGCGAGTTAAGTTAAGCGCCAATCCGGGGCTATCCTTATAGGCTCCCAAGGAGGGAAACCCGCCAGTATCTTCAGGGACCTCTTCTTTGGCGGACTGGACTTCAGCCTTAAGTATATTTGCATTTGTTGCATCGTACTCGCCGTTGTTTCCGATAGACGACTTAACCCCTGCTGGGTTAAACACAACGTACTCTGTGCCGCCGTCATCGTACTCTAGGATTACACCGTCGTACCCCTTCTCAGTCAGGAACGAAGAAAAAGCATCAGCTGCCTTGCGGCCACCGCGACGGATACGCTCTTTGTCCTCAATCGTTGCGTAGTAGGGCTTCTCGATACGAGCGTACAAGGGCATCAGGACTTTATTACCGCCACCACGACGTACCTTCTGGCTAGCGTATTCCCCAGCAACAAACTCACTGTCAGTCAAATACACACCAGTGCCGAGCCAGCCGCTATCTTTGCGGTCTGGATGGTCTAAGTCAAACTGAACAATGTCAGCGTTCGTGCCATGGTACAGGACAGCAGGGGCGCCATCTTGGTCACGCACTACCGATTTGCCGAACCAGCGGGCAAAGGCTTCTGAAGTCCGGCCAGTAACCTTGAGAATATTCCCAGTCCCTTTACCTGTCGTCTCAACACCAGCAGCTTGGTCGAGCAAGGAGAACGTATTCTGCATGACATCTGTAGCCAGCGAACGCTTGCCGCCCAAGAAGCGAACAACAATAGCTTCCACCAACTGAATGATGTCGTTAGCCCAAGTACGGAACAGGTTAGGTGTATTAGACTCAATACCCTGCAGTGCGCGACGGAAATCGTTAAGGGTATTCCCGTAAGAAACAAGTTCTAGCGCAGCGTCGAGATCATTGCCTTTGTCTAGCAGGGTCTTAATAACTTTCTGAACCTCTGCAGCTTTGGGGCCCAGAGTCTTGGTGTCGTACGCAGCGACACGACGTGCGGCGGCGATTAAGTTTTTGACTTCTTTAGCTGTGGGGTTCTTATACACAAACTCCTGCAAGGCGCCATGGAGTGCTTCGTGTAGGACGACCTCTTTGCTAGCAGTGGGAGATATAGTTATCGTTCGGTTCTTGGGGTCGTACTGGGACTTCCCCTCGGCGAATACGATATTAATGTTTTTATTCTTAAGGGCTATCTTAGTAGCAGTGGCCAGCATCTTCTCGTACGGCGTGCCAACTTGGCGCAGGTAGTTCATAACCCCGAAGATACCGTCTTGCTCTGTACCATTGCCGAACGTAGCCCAGCCTTCTGTAGCTGCTATGACTAACTGTGGCGTAGCGCCCTTGGCGGCGGCTTCTTTAGACTGGCGAGTGTCTTTATTACTAACATCCAAAAAGTCTATCTGCGCCAAGAACGACTCACGCTTAGCAGCAGCCCATGCACGAGACAACGTAATATCAGCCTTTGCAGCATCTGGGTCAGAACGGCGCTCTTTCTGGGCGCGGTCTTTTACGAACCGAACAATAGTCTCAACGTCTTTAGCGTTTCCACCAACCGCCTCCCCGAGCTTAGCCAAAGCCACACGAACCTGCACAGCGGCACGCTTTGCGTTTTCAACACGAGCTTCAGGCTTAGATTCCTCTGTGCCGCGTTTAAGCTTTTCGTCGGACCGGACTAAATTTAGGTTACTGAAACGCTCATAAGCGTTGGCGAACTCAGTTGCGGCCTTAGCGATCTGGGCTACCTTAGCACCATACTTTTCTGTAGCGGCAACGTCAGTAGCGGCTTTCCCTTCTTGGCGAACAACGGGCCTAGACTTAGGGTTAATGATTACATTGCGGATAGCCGCATATACTTGCTTGGGGTAAGAAGGACGCCCCGGCGCTTTTTTGACGTCAGATTTAATTACCGCATTAAGCACGCGAGTGCCAGCGGTCGGTGCGTCGTTGTCAAGAGAATCAAGAATAGCTTGAATCTCGGCGTCTTGCGCGGCGGCTTCTTTATCAGTTATTGGCGTCTCTGGCTCCGCGTCAGCTACATCTGCTTCGGCGGTAAGCGCGGTATCGGTCTCGGTCTCCACAAAAAGGTCCCCCGCCGCTTGGTCGGCGGCAGGGGTAACAGCGCCCGCAGGCGCCGCAGGAGAACCTAGCTCAGGAGCAGGCATACGCGCAGAAGCAGTGTCGGCAATCCGCTGGCGAATTGCTCGTAAGGCTTGACGTTCGCTATCTGTTTGGGCAAGCGCTAATGTAGCGTTAAGTTGTTTGATCTGGCGGCGTTCCGCAGTGCTTAGAGCATCAGGTTGGTCTAGCAGAGTCTGGATTTGCGCGTCGCTTGCGGCGGTGTCCTCTACTACGGGGGCTGGCGTCGTAGCACTAGGTGCTACCTCTTGGGCGGCTACATCGGCTACATCTGGGGCCACCCGGCCCATTGGGGCAGTGGGGAGAGTGTTACGGGCTTGAATCTGTTCGGGCGTAGCTTGTTGCTGGGTGGAAACCTGCCCAGCTGGCTTAACGCCGCCGCGTGGGCCGATCATTTCTCGCTGCTGCGCGAGACCACCGAACGCCTGCATCTGCAGACGGCTTACTGCGTCCTTTGTGCTTTGGGCTATCTTTGGGTCGGCTAACAGGCGCGTGAATAACACACCGATATTCTGCTGTTGCGCAGGGTCAGCCATATCCTTGCCGAGCAGTTGACGGTAGTACGGTGACCGCGCGGTTAGCCCTGTACCTTTAAGTAAGTCTGCAGTGAGGCGCGTGTCGAACTCAGTTGTCTGCACCTGCTCTGTAGCGGGAATACGCGAACGTACACCAGCAGCTAAGTTACGCAAGCGCTGAGCTTCTGTAGTAGATGCTTCGTCACCCACTGCCTCTAAAGCTACAGCCTGTTCGTCATATACACGGGCTTCGGCGAGTAACTGCTCTGCCTCCATGTCAGCTGTCTGCTTTGGAGCATAAATACGCGAACGTACACCGGCAGCTAAGTTACGTAAACGCTGGGCTTCCGTGGCAGACGCTTCGTCGCCCGCTGCCTCTAGCGGTATAGCTTGTTCGTCGTACGCACGGGCTTCAGCAAGTAACTTCTCTGCCTCCATGTCAGAGATACGGGTGGCGTCAGTATCGGCAGCTTGGGTTTCCGCCGCACTAGTAGTACCTAGTAAATCGGTCTCTTCTTCAGCACGGGTAGTATCTGGCTGTTGGCCAAAGCCAACTAGCGTACCCTGTGTTCCTCTTGGCTGGTAAGCTAAGTCTGGCAACGGAGCGACTTTGCGCTTTTCTACGCCTTCTACAGTGAGGTCAACTTCTTGGTCGGGCGCCGCTTCTTGCGTGCTAGATGTTAACGTATCAGTGTCTACGATGGTTCCGTCTGGGAACACAGTGACGGTTGGCTCTCGGGTCCCTGCAAAAGCGGCGGCGCCGCCTCGAATTGCACCACCACCTAAAAACGCTTTAGCCCCGGCAACGGCGTACTCATTTTCAGCCTCTTCTCCGGTAACAGGTTTATACGCGCCTACACGCTCAAGAGCTGTTTGGGGTAGTTCAGTAACTGTTTCTTCGACGGCGCCACGAAGCCCTTGCTTACCTAAGTTAGCAGCATAGCTCTTTCCAGCTTCCCTAGCCAGTTCACGGGTCCCCTTGCTCAGGACAATATCAGCCACGCGTTCGGCGCCGCCTAGACGTTCTAAGAGCGCGATGGGTATTGTTACAGCAAGAGCTAAATCCTTGTCGTCGATACCTTGGGCCCGTTGTTCTTGACGGATACCACCGTAAGTCTGTGCTCCAATAGGCAAAAGACCGCCTACAAAACCACCTATAGTCTGTCCAACAGCAACACCGGGTGGGCCAAACGGAACACCCAATAGCCCACCAACAACTCGTCCGCCAAGAACGGTACCAGCAGCGGTAAGGCCAACTTGCGGAACAATCTCACCAACAGCCTCTCGTGCTGTTGTGATAGGCCTAGATTTAACATCTTCCCATGACTGAATCTGGCTTGGGTTAGCTTGGATTATCTCCTCGCCGTATTGCTCTACACCAGAGCCAGCACGTTCAAGACCGACATCTCTAAGGGTAGACCCTAGCCCAGAGACAAACTGGCCCGCGCCGCGCCTAATGTCGGAGACAAAACCCGGATCATTAACCGGGACCTGTTCCTCCTCTTGTCTGGCTATCCCTAGAGCTAAGCCAAAACTTTCAGGGTCTATCCGGGTGATACCTTTAAAGTATTCCATCTCTATCCTTGCTTATGGAGCGTAAGTCGTTGGATTCGTGGTAAGCCCACCAGAGCCCCCTAGACCCATAGGTGGACGCGGCCTAAAGCTTGCTGGCGGCGGTACAGTTTCAGCGCCTAGCCCTTTTGCTGGTGGCGCGGGCGGTGGAATGTATGGTACACCAGCTTGCTCTGCAAGGGCGCGGACATGCGCCTCTGTCACATTTTCAATCTTACGCAACTTAGCTAAAGCTTCAGAAACAGCCGCGCCTCCCCTTTTACCTGCGGCTCTAAGGTCGTCTGTCATGGTCTTCGCTCGCGCGCGATTCTGAGAGCTGTTAAGAGCGCCAGCCATGGCATTTCGCGCAGCTTGCATTTTTTCAGCGGGCGTACCGACCATCGTATCGCCTTTAAACATACTGGCGATAACCTCTAGTTCAGCCTTAAGCAACGGATCATCCCCGGCCTTAATCCCGCCCAGAGCTTTTTTCTCTGTGTCAGACAGCTCGTATCCAAGGTTCTCCAGCGCTTTGATTTGACCGGCAAGCGTTTTGCTCTGCGCGTCTCGCGCTGCGACTTCGAGTCTCGAGATTTCTACACCAAGACGCTGCCCAGACAATGTCAGCTCTTCTCTACGAACACCCATTTGCTCGGCAAATTGTGCTTTTTGTGTCTCAGCAGCGGCGGATCTAAGGTTGTTGTCGAACTGACGCTGGCTGAACTCAGACAATGCTTTCGGGTCCGTAAAGGCTCTGGCGCTAGCTTCTAGCTCGTCAAAACTTTTAAACGTTACAGGTTCCGTAGGGTCGCCGTTGTCTAGCACGCGGTTTACAATAATAGAGTCCTTTGGTCCCGGAGTCACACTTACTACTCTAGCGCCGTCTTTAACGTACTTATCATACAGTTTGCCAAACCCTTCTAGGCTTCTTGAAGAGAGAACCTCACCTAAATCCCGTGTGTACTGGGCATTTTCCGTTGCAATCGTCTCCCTGACTGTTTTATTACGGCTGTCAATAAGGGCGTTAGCTTCCGCCTGATAGCCCTTTGCGCGTAAAGCATTAACTTGATTCTGCGTAGCTACGTTGAAGTCCTCTTCAGTGAGGTTATTAAACCCACCGCGCTTTTCGGCTTGTTGCTTAATGTAATCAGAGGCAGCTTGCTCCGTTGCTGTAACTCCCGCGACGCGGTCTGCCTTAGTCTTTGCTTCGCCAATCTGGTAATCGGCAAGTTGACCCTGCTTTATGCCAAGTTGGTACTGCTGCTCTCCACGTCGCTGCTCAAGGGCGCGGGCTTCCAGCTTATCTGCTTCGTCAATCATACCTTCACGACGGTATATACGGGCTAGACCCTCCGACCGCAGGGGAGCAGCAGCTTGTCTCGCTTCCTCGCGCGAAGCATAGTTTATCGGCATCCCCGTTACACCACGAGGACCTTGCGCCATAGAGTAATCTGCTTGCGTTAGACCGGAGCGGCGCTGTAACTCTTCTAAAGCTGGGTTGTATTGCTGTTCAACCTGAGCAATAGCAGCTTCGTCTCCTGCAGCAGATTGCAAGGCTTGTTGTTTAAGACCTTGGACTTGCTGGATATTTTGCTGCAGTTCAGGGCCGTAAGCACCTTCAGTAACCTCGTACTTAGCCGACTCTTGGGCTAGACCTTGCTTACGGTCACGCTCCATCTTAGCATCTGCTATAGCCTCAAGACCCTTGCCAAGATTGCTCCAGTTTAAGCGCATGGTTCTACCTCAATCATTTCAATGCCGAGACCGGCGTAGTTAACAGCATCATACCCGTTAGGCATAACGATAACCATCTCTGGGAACTTCTTGCGAACATCATCAGACATAACGCCCAAGTATGTTGTACCGGGCTTGCCGATGTATTCAAACTCGTAAAGCGGCAGCATGGTACGCTCATCACGCCCAACTTCTTTAATATTCATTTTTAGACGGCGGTCAGAAACACCGAACATACCAGCCTTAGACATAGCCGCCGCCCCCTGCATCAGCCCGCCAACATCCAGACCGTTGTCCTGAGCACTGTTGTACATACTGGTTTGCGAGTTCAAAATAGTGCCATAGGACTGACCGGCGTTTGACAGACCCTGTTGGTAATCTTGACCCGCTGCGCGGTATTGGGCCCCAGCGCCTGTACCTGCTTGAGTAGCACCTTGATAAGCGGCAACGGAGGCCCCAGCCAAGTTACGACCAAGGCCAACGGCGTCTAGTTTGCGGGCGTAGCCGAGTTGTTCTGCCTGAGAACGTGCGCCTGTTCTGGCACCAGCGGTCATTGCGGCCAGTCCCATAGCATTAGCGTTAGAAGCCGCTCCGAATGCGCCAGAGTTAGGGTTTACCCCACGCCGTGTGGCGGATCGCATAGAGGCACCTTGGGCGCTCTGGAAGGCGGCAGCAGCGTCAGCAGCAGCTTTACCAGCCATTTCTTCTTGATACGCGGCGGTGTTGAACTTTTCTGCGTCAGCTACTAGCCCAACCTCTAGCGGTCTAAATGTTTCTTTTTGGTAGTCGTAGTAGTCCTTAGCCTGCTCCATCTGTTGGCGCTGAGCCTCAGTCATGGCGGTGGCAAGACCGGTGAGCAGTGGTTTATTTTCGTCGTACTGGCGTTCAGCAAACTCAAGTTGCTTCTCGGCAATACGTTCCATGCCGCTGTAATCCGGTGGTGGAGGACTCGATTTACCGCCCATAACTTACTCCTTGCGTAGCCATCTGCATTTATCCGGCCACAGAACCATAAACTGCATATCGGCACCGGGGGCGCCGTCTTTCATTACAAACTCTTCTACAAGCCCCAAGTGCCGGTAGAACTTAACAAGATTCGGCTCGTTTGTAGGAACCATACCCGTTAACCTTTTTAGACCACAGAATCTGAATGCGTAATCGCAAACATGTTCAAACAGCGGGATAATCATTCGTGTGGTCTTAGCAATCGCAATGTGGCACGTAGCGTTCGCACCGTTGTAATTGTTTATGACTACACCAGCTATAACTTCGTTTTCGTGCACGACTCCTATAGCGTAAAAATCACCCCAACTCGCCCCTTGCCTAACCTGCCTAGCGACCCACTCGCCAACGCGCTGACTCTGGTTTAAGACAAGTTCTGCCATAAGCAGATTATGACTGATTATTTGTTACTACGCTAGCCCGGAAACACCGGTAATTCAGCCACAAAGTCCGTGTCAGATGGCATGGTACGACTCCCAGCAAAAACAGCATCAAGAATAGCAAACGCAGCATCCCAGCAATCACTACGCCAAAATTTATACGCAACGCCTTCAGAGTCGTACACTGGATGCCCAGACCCGGCGTAAGAGACAGCAGACAGGATGTTGTCGTACCCCTTTGCCTGAGCCGTGGTGTCTAAGTAGTTTTGCACAAGGGCCGTTTTGCGCCGAATCTGAACCTCCTCATAGACTTCTTGAGGCTTTGGAGTTACAGTGAACTGAATGTCTAACTCACCCTCTGGGACCGGCTCTATAGGCGTTGCAACCTCTAGCTCGGGGTCATGCGCAGGTGGGTTGTAGTTGGCAATGCGTTCCCCTTCCAGCACCTTCATAAAAGGGCTGAGCTTGCGCACGACTTCCTTAATCGAGCCGTCTGGGTTCAGAAACGCGTAGGGCATCAGGTAGGCATTGCCGCCTTAATTGCTTCGGGTGTAGAAGCGGAATCAATCGCCGTCTGAACAGCAGCGTACTTATCACGAACTACTTGGCGTTGTGCCTCAACAGCAGCGGCGTCTGTACCGGGCAATTGCTTCATAATCTGCTCATCCAATGGTGCAAACTCTTCTGCACGTTTGACACGGCGAACTTCGTGGGCAATGCCTTTGGCTTTATCTACGTTAATGGTAATCATGCTGAATACTCCCATGCGTTGCGGAATGTACGATCGGTGGGCACATCTGCCACATCGACAATCTTGTATGGCTTACCTGCTGGTACAGCCTTTAGCACCTGCTCTTCGGTTACACCGGGGGCTGGTACGATGACGGCAACACCGCCTTCGTCTGTTGGGTAAATTACTCGTTTGTTGTCCATGATGAACTCCTTTTAAAAAATGTTTAGCAAAATAGGGTGCTAAAACCCATCCTTTGGTTAGCTTACGAAGACTGCGACACAAACTCGTGACGGGTCTTGTGTGGCTCCTGATGATGATGTTCTAGCCGCAATACGAAGGGCTGTGGTCGTTGGTGTAGTGCCAAACTTAATTGCAATGTTAACGTCATCGTTTGTTCCTGAACGCTGGGGCATGCCTGTTACACAGTAGTCTGGGGAAGCCAGTGCGCTCGAAAAGTTAATTTGGTATTCACCAACACCAAGATCGCTAACAGACGATACGTTGTGTGAATTAAGAACATCACA